GCAGCTGCACAAATAGCGCACAACTTGGGGCAAATCTTCCCCCAGTTTGGCGGCACTCAGGCACACCAACTTGGCACCTGTTGGTCTTTGGTGACCATTGATTGCAAACCCAGCAGGTCAAGCGATCGGGCAATTGTTCGGCCTTCAGCTGGCGATAAAACTCAACCGCACGCTGCTGCGCGGTGAATAAATGATTTGTCCCTAAAGCTTTGGTGGTCTTGTGTTCAAGTTTGGGGCCAATCGTTAAATAAGCAACCCAGCCGCCCGCTTGGGGGTCAAGGTCAAGAATTAAACGGCCGCCATACAGTGAGATCATGAGCGCCGCCAGATCCGTTCGAGTTGCTCCACCTGTTCGCCGTTTTCGTCTAATGGTTGATCATCCATTGGATCAGCGGCAATAAAAACCAACGGGCCATCCATCTGTTTGATGACAACCAGGCCAGTGCGGGGGCTTTTGATTAGCAAGCGCAGTGCCCAGTTTTCGAGCTTGGTCAAAAATGGCAGCTTCATGGTTTCACACCTTCCAGCAAGCGGTTTAGATACCACTGCCCCTTCTCTAGCGATTCGGTGCCGCCTTTCAACCGTTCACGAAAAATGTACTTAATAATGTTGCCTTTGCAAAAACCCCGAAATTCTTCCGGGGTCAATGCGGCTTCGATTGCGTCGATGCACTCGATCTTGCCCCAGTAGTGCTCGGGGCTGTTGACGGCATCAGTGGGTTTCATCAATTCGGTTGAGAAGAAGTTGCAATTCAAGCGAGCGTTCACGGGTGCGCGGCTCGCCTTGTAGCTCTTGAAGTCTGGCGCGAATCAAACCAGTGATGCGCTGACGTTCAATTTGCACGCCAGCGGTGTCGCTGATTAAATCATGCAGCCGCTTTCTGGATGGCTTCATTGAATTTAATTTTTGCATTGGGCCATCGGTTTTGGGCGTATTTGATCGCCGCTGATTTACTTTCAGCGCGAAGGATTACGCTCATTGGCTGAGACTGAGCCATGTGGACTTTGATGCGGTATTGGCGAGTGCGATTGCCAGGTATTGGCCGCGAAACGCCTTCGCCATACTGGGCGCCATCGTCATCATGGCGCCATTGGAAGGCAGCGGATTCAAACTTAGACATCAGGTAATGAAACTTCAGTAAGGGTCTGTGGTGTCAGCCATTCTATGCGATTCCACATGCTGCACCAATCGTCAAAGGCAATAGCCTTGGCCTCTTCAAATGTTGAAGCCTTAATGCACTCCAACACGTTGGCATCTTTAATCTGAAAATAATAACGGTTCATTTGCAAATCACGGCATCGGGTGAATGATGGGCCTGGACGCCATGGTCGTGGATGATCGCCGCAAAGACGATCACGGGCATCAGGAAGAGTGCGACGTTTGCGAGTTTGTTGCGCATTTGGGTGAGTGGCGAACAGCAGCATCATGATGCACCTCCGCTGGTGCCGCTAGTGGGCTGTTGTAATCAGTAACAACGCAACCGCGGTGTGGTTGCTAGCTTGCTGCTGATACCTCTTTCAGGATGTATCGATCGTTCCGGCTAACGGCAGGGTGCCGGGTTACCAAGGGGATGCAGGCGCGTGAGCCGGTTCCCCCTGCCAACCATTACGTGCAGCAGGCATCAGCTGAAGGCCAATAGCTAGGCCCAGTGATGCAGCCAGCAAAAAGCCGGCGATTAGGTCGTCTCTTCCCATAGCTTCACCACCGGAACCTTGAGGCATGGTTTGCTGCCCTGTTTGCGTGGGTTATCCCAGCTGCAAGCCCACGATGGCGCGATCACCTCAACCGTGAACCATGTGTGGTGGCAGTCTGCACAAGCACGGCGCCGCACTGCATAGTCATCAGGCCGGTTGTTGGTATCAAGCGCACGCAGCTTGCTGCTGTTGCATTCAGGGCATTTCATCGCGACAAAATAGGGAAACGCAGCACAGTCATGGCCTTAGGTGATTGGATGGATTTTGATGTGCCGATGGAACAGAAATTTGAGATCGAGCAAGAATGCCGGCGAATCGAGACGCATCCCGAAGCCGGCACACTTGCTGCAATCTTGCTGCGGCAAAACTACCTGATGCAACACCTGCTGAATAAAGCCGTGCATGAGGTCGCACGGCTTGAGTCGCAGTTGCCTTAAAACAGCACGTCACCGCCAGTAGCTGCGGCCAGTGACTGCGCAGCCTGATCGATTGGTGGTGCTGCGGGTGCAGGTGGAGCTACAGATGCGGCCTCGGCTTGCTGTGCTTGCTGGGCTGCCTGCTGGGTCTTGTAGTCAGCGCCAAACTGCAAACTGAGATAAGTCTTGCCGCTGGCTGACTGCTTTTGCCAGCCAGACATCTTGACCGGCACCACTTCATCGTTCAGATAATCGCTGCGCTTTAGCTCGGTCTGGCAGGCGTAATGCAGATAAGAGACAAAGTCTTGGAGCTGGCTTTTCGGGATCTCAATGGTTCCGGTAAAACCTGGGTAATTTTTACCAGGATCATAATTTTCGCCATAGATCCGCTTGTGGTCTTCAGCGGTGTTTTTGAAAACATTGCCATTGAACTTGAAATTCATTTTCCTCCAAGGATGGTGGTGTTGGCCTGTTCGTATTGCTCCACCGCGGCCAACGGGTAGAGCACGCGGCCTTCAACCTTCATAAAGTCTGGGCCGCAGCCGGCACTACGCCAACGAATCAACGTTCTACGGTTCAGCTGCCAACGCTCAGCAAGCTGAACATCAGTCAAAAATTCAGAAGATTTCATCAGCAGGCTGTGGCGCGGGCTCCGGCTGTGGTGCATCCTCGACGGTGATCGGCTCAATGTCCATCACTTCCTCTTGGCTGTGGCTAATGCCCACCAACAGATCGGGGATATACAGCCGGCCCCACATGGCCGCGGCCCGGTAACGAATCATCAGATCTGGCATCGTGCGCCACTTGCTGCCCGATTTTGTGGCCCAGCCTTCAGCTTTCGCCATCGCCATCGTCACCGTTGGGCCTTCAAGGTCAGCGCTGGTGCTGATCTCTTTGGCCACGCATTGGCAGGCCAGATCATCACCTTTGCCCGTCACGCGATATTGCAACGGCTCAAACCGGCCGCAACCGTTGATCAGCGCAATGATGAACTGACTGCTCCAGCTGGGGCGGCCATGGATGATGTGCAGGTTTTGCATCACCTGCAGCGGGCTCAAATTCATGCGGCCCGCAATCTCAAGCGCCACTAAGCAGTTGGCGTAACCCTGCTGCCCTTGGAACTGCTGCGGAACCAACGTGCTGCTAGCCAGTGACTTGGCGATGCGTTGTGCATTGTCGAACGCTTCCATGCCCGCATAGATCGAGCTGGGGCGTGTGGTCGTTAGTGCTGAGTCAGTCATCAGAATGCCTCGATGTTGTCGGGAATAGTCACAGGCTCACCAGTGCCAGCACCTGGCAGCATCCAAGGCGGCAGCGTCATCCTCTGCACTTCGTCGCTGTAGCTGGGCCAATGGTCGGCGGCTTTGCAGACCGCAAGCTTGCCGAGATCTTCGCGGGCTTGGATCATCCCGGCTTCAATCATCTCCGCGCTGGCTTCATACACAGCGCACGCATACGGCGCAGTGGATTCAACCGCCACAAAAATGAACCGCTCAGGCCGTTTGCCGGTCGCTTGTTCAACGCCGTGCAAATACCAAGCCGCCTGGGCGTGGTAGCGGTATTGGATCACCGAGTGGCGGAATCCACGCGGACTGGCATCGCGTGTGGTCTTTAAGTCAACGATGGTTGAGCCATCGCTGTGCATGTAGTCCGGCCTGCACTTGCACTGCAGCCCTGTGGCTTCGTCGGTCCACATAAATGTGTCTTCCGGCTGGCCATCAGCAGCAAGCAACGCAGCGGCACTGCGGTGGCCAAGAACAGATCGGCCCATGTGCATTACCTGTTCAGCGTCTTCACGCTTCAGCACCGTGCGGCCTTGTGCTGCTGTTGTAAAGACGTGCCATTCTTCCTTGCCCGCTTTGGTGCGCCGGTCGATGCCTTCTGGGGCGACCGCATAACGCGCATCCCACTGGTCAAGTTCAAGCACGTGCGTGTGAACAGCTGAACCGATGGCCATCGATGGCGTTGGTTCCGGCGAGGTGCGGTTTGGGTCGATGTAGCGCGCCCAGTAGTGCAGCGGGCTGCGGGCGATCTGATCAAGGTGGCTTTTGCTCACCGCTGGGTGAAGGTGGTATGCCTCGTTGTCCATAAACTTGCGTCAGGCTGTCGCATCCTATAACTTCCTGTCACGTGTTGCCACACAATGAAGCTCAGGTCTTATCAAGTCCAAGCGATCGACGACGTGCGCACCGCATATATGGACGGCGCACGCTCGGTGCTCCTGCAGCTGCCCACTGGTGCTGGCAAAACGGTGATCTTCTCCCAGATCACTGCCGCCTGCCGCGATAAGGGCCACACCGCACTGATCCTGGTGCATCGCCGTGAATTGATTGATCAGGCATCACGCAAACTCACAGCACTTGGGGTGCCCCATGGATTCATTGCAGCTGGTTACAAAGCCAGCAATCAAGCCATTCAGATCGCATCAGTGCAAACACTGGTCAATCGCCTGTGGTCCGTTGCCTATGAGCCGTCGCTAATCATCATCGACGAGGCACATCACAGCCTGGCCGCTACCTACCGCAAGGTCTTTGACTACTGGCCGAACGCCTTCCGCCTTGGCGTATCAGCCACACCCTGCCGGCTTGATGGCCGCGGCCTTCGACACGCCTTCGACACGCTGATCTGCGGGCCATCAGTGGAAGAACTGACGCAACAAGGCCACCTCTGTAAAGCAGACCTATTCGCGCCGCCGATCAAAGCAGACTTCAGCAAACTCCGAATCGTTGCTGGTGATTACCCGGCCAGCAAGCTATCGGAGCGGATGAACAAACCCACCATCACTGGTGATGTAATTGATCACTACCGCACCAAGGCAAACGGTCATAAAGCAATTGCGTTTTGCTGCGACACCAAACACGCGGACGCTGTAGCAGCCTCATTCCGCAATGCAGGCATCACCGCTGAGACATTGCTTGGAACCACGCCAACAGCAACGCGCGATCAAGTGGTTTTAGATTTTGCTGCCGGCAAGGTTCGCGTGCTTGCGACTGTTGATGTTGTCTCAGAAGGGTTTGACTGCCCAGATGCAAGCTGCGCCATTCTTCTCCGGCGCACCATGTCAGAGGCGCTTTATTTACAGCAAGTCGGAAGGGTATTGAGGCCATCGAAAAACAAAACGCACGCCATCGTGTTGGACCATGTTGGTAACATTGCGAAACATGGTTTTCCGGACGATAACCGCAACTGGAGCCTTCAAGATCGCAAAGGCCCGCGGTCTAAAGGCGGCCCACCGGCGCCAGCCGTAAGGCAATGCCCTGATTGCTACGCCGCATTTAAACCAGCGCCGATCTGCCCATGCTGCGGGCATGAGTTCGCCACTGAGTCGCGCGAGTTGCAGCAGGTAGATGGCGAGCTGGTAAAGCTTGAACGCAAGGCAGTGCAGCAGAAGCTCCGTTTGCAAGTCGG